TCTAATGGCCTCAATGTAATTAAAGCTAATTACTGATTGACCGTATCTTTTATACAACCAACCATAGGTTTCTAGTGATTCACACACTTGTTTGACAATTTCATGCGTTCTACACAAAATAAGCCATTCTCCATGGGCTAATCCTTGATTTAAGGACCGTACAGTATGTATCTGTCTCTTCCCTGTATGATCTGTTGGCAAATATTGTTTTGGAATCCTTTTTGAGATGGAATCTGCTAATTTTGTAGCTAAATAGTGTACCTCAGGTGGGATTCTATAAGATTGTGTCAAAGGAATGATAGTATTTTTTGA